TTGACGTTGCGGACGATGTAGCCGGCGTTGATGTCGCCGAACGCCACCTTCGTCCCGGCGCCCTGGTCAAGTGCGACCGGGTAGCCGAGCAGGAACCCGCCGAAGCCGTCCTGCCCGCCCGAAGCCGCGTTCGGCTGGAACAGCGGCCGGTTGGTGGTGTCCTGCGAGTTGAGCACGACCGCGAGGATCGTGTCCGAGAACAGCCAGCGGCAGTTCCCGGATTCGCGGTACGCCTGGTCGACCTGAAGCAGGTGCTCCACGAGCGCGGCGTACATCGTCGTCGCGGTCATCGTGTCGGGCGTCTTGTCGAACAGGCCCTTCGGGGCGCCCGAGCCGTTCGCCGTGGCGAAGTCCGCGGCCATCTTCCGGCCGAGCCTCTGGCCGAGCTTGCGGCCGACGAACGCCTCGACGTCGAACGCTGCATCCTGGATGAGCTCCTTGCTCACCGCGAGGGGCAGGTTCGAGGTGCCCGTGGCGTCGTAGGTGTACGCCCCGAGCGAGACCTCGCCGAAGACGAGATCCGCCCCGCCCGAGCCGACCGCGCTGCCCTCGGTGGCGATAGCCGCCGAGTTGGCCGTGTCGTCGTTGGTCGGCCACGGCAGGGCGCGGCCATCGGACGTCGTGATGTTCTCGGCGTACCGAGCCACGCCGCCAAACGCCTTCAGGCGCTCGGTGATGCGGGTCAGGAAGCTCTCCGGGACGGCGAAGCCGCCCTGCGTGCCGTCGCCGGCGATCGACTGAGCGAACTGCTCCATGATGGCCTTCTCGCCCGTCCGCAGGTAGCGGCTGAACGCGGCCTTGTAGTCGTCGGATTCGTGCAGGCCCGCCTCCGGGGCCTTCGGCACGCGGCCGAGGCGGAGGTTGTGGAGGGTCGTCATCCGCTCGATGCGGGCCTTGGCCTCGGCATCCGCGCGGTTACGCTCCTGGAGCACCGACGCGAAGCCCTCGTAGCGGTCCAGGAGCTCGCCGGTGAGCTCGCCCTTGGCCGCGCTGAAGACCTGATCCATCGATGCCACGATCTGCTCGGTGGACAGATCCTTGGCGAAGGTCGCCCACTCGTTCGCGGGCTTGGGCTGCTCGGCGAACTTCGCCGGCTCGGGTGCGGGAGCCGCCTTCGGCTCCTCAACGATCGATTCGGTCACGTCTGACTCCTTGCTGAACGCTGCCACGGTGGAGGGGAAGGCCGGTTCGATGACCGGAGCGATCGCCGTGAGGGCGGCGATGGAGGTGTACCGACGGATCCGCGTCCCGTCGGCCGTGGTGCTGAACGTCGACCGGAGGCCGACGACATCGAACGACGTGCCGCCGAGCACCTTTGCCCGAGCAAGTTCCAGCAGGTCGTTGGCGTAGGTCGTGTTGGGCAGGTCGTCGGTCTCGTAGTCGAAGCCCTGCTCCGTCCGGTTGATCCGGAGCGAGCCGTTGTCGACCCGTGAGAACGTCCGCAGCGGGTCATAGCCGAGGTTCATGTCGGCGCCCGCCTGGTGGCCGGCGGTCAGGACCGCCGTGGAGGCATCGGCTCGGATCAGCGCCGCCGGGTCGACCTCAACGAGTTCGCCGTTCCGGCGCGTCTGCTGACCCGCGAGTTGGACCGAGCCCCTGAGGCGCCGGCCTCTGACCTCGACGGTGCTGGCAAAGGCGAGGCGGTCGGCCCGGTCGACGCTCGCCATCATCCCCGGATGCTCGTGGCCCGCTGAATCACGATGCTGGCGCTCTTGCATGGCTCGCATCTCATCCATCGGCATGTCCGCCGGTGACATTCCGTGGCCTTCTGGCGGAGCGGCCGCGAGGTGCTCTCGCATCGCGGATTCGGTATCGGGCATGGCGCTCATGTCAGGGCCTCGTTCGGTACGCTGGGGAGGTCGAGGACGGACCCGCCGTGGTTCTGCCGCAACGCGATCTGGGCGCGCTCCGCGGGCGTGAAGGGCCGCCGGTTGAGGATCTGGCGAGCCTCGTCATCGAGGAGCAGGCCGCCCTCGACCTGGAGGATCAGGAGCTTGATCTCGTCGGCCGGGGTACCCGAGAGGAAGCCCTTGTAGTCGAACTCCACGAACTGGCCGTCAGGCCCCGACACCCGTCCGTTCGGGAGGCGGCGGGTGAGCCGCTGCTCGATCCGGTCCGACCAGTTGGACAGGGTGTATTTCTGGAGGCCGAGGTTCTGTTCGGCGATACCCGTGCCCCATGAGGTCTGCTTCTCGGTGTCGGCCATGAGGTGGGGCGGGACGCCGAAGAGCTGCTCGATCTCCATGAGCACGAACATCAGCGTTTCGTGCCACTGGCTCTCGATGTTGCTCGTGACCGTCCAGGGCTGGACCTTCACCCGCCGGTTCAGGGCGAGGATGTCGCCGGCGTTGTCCGAGCCGAGCATGTTCTTCCGCAGGCTCTCGAGGATCGCCTCGCCCTCGCCCTCCTCGAAGTCGTCCTGCTCGTTGTCGCCGGGGGTGAGGAGGCCCGCGATGCGGATGCCGCGCCGGAGCACCTTCTGGGCCGTCTTGTCTCCCGAGATCGCCGAGCTGAACACGGCGCGCGCGCCGTACAGGAGCGGGTGGCCGGCGCTGCCGTCGAGCGACGGACCGGGAATGTGGGTGATCTGCTCCGAGCCGACTTCCTTCGTCTCGGAGGCGCCGGCCTCGCGGTACTCGAACACCTTGCGGCCGTTGACGCGCTTCACCCGGACGACCGAATCCGGGCTGATCGGCCGGTATGCGATGCCCGGCGATCCATCGGCACGGGCCTCGTGCCAGAGGTAGGCGTTGCGCCACAGGAGCAGGTGGATCAGGACGGTCTCGACCCACTCGAACGGCGTCATCCCGTCCTGGCCCGGATACGGATCGTCGAACTCCGACGGGATGCGGACCCGATCGGAGCCCTGGCGCTCGAAGGTTCGCAGCGGCAGCCCGGCGATCGTGGTGATGATCGACACGGCCCGGAGCACTGCGGACAGGCCTATGACGGTGTACGGCGTCACGGCCTCGAGGCTGTCGTCGCGCTGCATCAGCCACGTCGCAAAGGCCGGATCGCCGATCGAGGCCTGAGCGGTGAACTGCGCCCGTTCTCGCCGCTGACGGACGCGGGCCAGCGCCGCTCGCTCGTCGGTCGGCAGGAGGAAGTCAAGGAGCCCCATCGAGACCGATGGTGCGGGCGGGGACCGCTAGTGCCTATCCGTGTGAAACACGCATATCAGGCGTCGAGGTCGACGAACACTCGGCGCACCGCTTCGATGGTCCGGGTCACGTTGAGGCGGGTTCGAACGGCCGCGAGCTGCTGCTCGACGGTCCGAGGAGACTTGCCAAGGGCGAAGGCGGCTTCCTTGACGGTCCCGTGGCGCATGACCGCCTCGAGCGCCCGCCGCTCCGCCGCGGTGATCACGCCACACCAACCCACAACTTGGGCTTTGCCTTCGAGCGATTCTGTGCCCGGTCAACGGCGAGCGAAAGCGCGATGCAGGCATCAATCCGGCCCTTGCTCTTGGCCTTCTGCAGCGTGAAGCCGCGCTCGGTGAATCGCGGAACCGCGTTCAGCACCTGCTCGGCGAAGGAAGGGTCTCCGTCATGGTGGATCTCGCCGCGGGTGATCCGGTCGTACAGGTCGCCGATGATCGCGGTCATCCGCTCGACCGATTGCGGCACCTCGACCATCGGCAGGCCCTGGTCGTGGAGCATCTTGGCCGGCACGTCGAAGAACCGGGGGTCGAAGCTCACCGCGCCGACCTGGTAGGTCGCGGCGAGGCGCCTGAGGTGCTCCATGATGTCGGTCACGTCGACCGGCTCCTCCTTGGTCGGCACCCACACGCGCACCCATGCGCCGAGGTGGCCGTCGGGGAGGTACTGGACGACGCAGACCGCCGACGAGTCGCGCTTGATGCCAATGTCGACTCCGATCCACGTCGGCGCCTTCAGGACGGGCTCGATGTTGCGCCGTAGGCCATTCCAGACCGCCCGTCCATCCTCACCGAGCCACGAGGCGAAGCCGTCGACCCACTGGCCGAGCCGAAAGATGCGGAAGCGTGCCTCTGGCATCAGCCGGAGGTCCGTCTCGAGGGCCGATTCGCGGAGGAAGCCCGTCTCGATCGCGGGATTGGCCTTGTGCCACTGGTCCCGGTCGCGGTAGTCGCAACCCGGATCCGCCGCGAACTCGCGAAAGTGGAAGCGCGGGATCTGCCCGCCCTCGGCGAGGCGTTTGCGGAGCAGGTATAGGGCGTTCTGATGATCGACGCCGGGCGTGCCCTTGCCCATCGTGAGCGAGCGTGGCCGCTTGCCGCCGGCCATGAGGAGCGCGCCCCACGCATCCTCAGGCTGGAAGCCAATCTCGTCGGCCAGGGCGACCGACGGATCGAGGCCCTGAAGCCCATCGATGTCGTTTGAGATGGGGAACAGGACGCCCTCGTTGAACGGCACCTCGACCCTCGGGGTCGCGATGCCCGAGAAGATGAGGCAGCGGTTCAGGAGCTCAGGTTCGGCCTTGATCATTGACACGGCCGGGCCGTAGACGGACCGAATCGCCTGCCCGACGGTCGTCGCGATGACGGGAACCTGCGGCGCACCCGTCTCGTCGTCGAGAAACACCGCAGCGTCGGCGATGGCCGCTTCGATCGTGCTCTTGCCGTTGCCGCGGGGGAATGACTCGACCGAGGCATCCACGTCGTCGGCGAACGCCTCCTCGATCCCCTCCTTCTGCCAGCCGGCGAGCTTGATGGGCCTGCCGTGGCCGACGCCCTTCGGGCTACGGCAGTAGGTCTCGATGAACCGGATGTATTTCCCCGCTCGGGAGCCCCGCCAGGCCATCCAGGGACCGCGGGACTTGTCGATGACGCGCTTCTGGAATCCGCCGCGCGGCATTCACGACCCAAGGGGGCGTTCGGCTGTGAGTGTGCGTGGCGCTGTCGCGGGGTAGGCGGGTCGTCGCCCCTCTGAACTTTTC